TTTAGAAATTAAATCATCTTTTGCTCTTGCAAAAATATCAAAGTCATAATTAGCACCTTTATCAATATTTTGGAATAAACTAATTTTACCAATTTCAATACCTGATATATCAAACGCTTCATCTAAAGGTGTAGCTAAAGTAACAGGGCTTGCAGTACCAGACATAGGTGCAGTAGCTTCATAATCTGCAGCATTAAGTTGTGTTGTTAAATGTGGTTGAATTAAATCAGTAATAAGCTCAACAGTTTCTACATTAGAAAGTTCTGCAATAACTTGTGTGTTAGCATTTTGTGGACTACCTTCTGGGTAAATTTCACCTGGTGAAGAATCATTAAAAGCTGAAACGTTTTGTTGAATGCCTAAAAATTTTAAATCTATATTTGGATTTCTGTCTAATGTAGATATAGCACGAGATTGGTCAAAACCGCCTGTATTTACTTTATTAGTAAATTTGACACCAATATTTGTGTCATTTTGACCAATAACATAAGCTTCATTACCGTTAGTATCTCTTAATCTTTCGTATGGTTCAAATTCTTCAGTATTAGAACGGTCTGTAATAATAGATTGTTCTGAAACTAAAAGACTTGTATTTGCAACTGTATATCCATAGCCACCGCTGTCAATTTCGTATCGCGCAACAGCTGGATTAATTAAAGAAACTTTAGTAACTATACCTTCACCGCCAACTCCATCGTTTTCATCAGCTTTAATTAAAACATTTTCACCGACAGTACGATTCGGTTCGAATTGGTCTGTAACTGTAAATGCACTTAAAGAGCCATTAACAGAACCAAATTCTACAAGCTCTTTATTAATGTTAGTGTAAATAGTATCATATTTTTTAAATACACCTTTTACGTTATCGATGTAAATAACAGGTGTAAATCTACCATTAATTAATATTGAATTGATTTTTGTTACTGAAGCTTCAGCTTGTGAAATTGTACCTGTAATAACACGGTTAATTAAATCTGCGTAAGTATATTCAACACCTAAAGGGCTAGTAAATAGATTATCGTTCGGAGTCATCTGAAGGAAATTGCCTTCTTTCCATTCAGAGTTTGAAGGCTTGAGCATTTTAGTAGATGGATAAACTATTTCAATATCATACTCTTTATAAAATGTTGCAAAGAATAATTCAATACCGGCCTTAGTACCTTTTCTACGATAAAGGTCTAATATATTTTTAACAAGAAATGGTACGATGCTTTCTTTTAGCTCGAGGTCAGCTAAATATTTGTTTTTATAGAAAATAAGTAAATCTTTAATTGTACTATCGATATCTCTATATTCAAAGAATCGACGTGAGACATAAACAGACTGATTAGAAGATGTTTCCATCCACTTATAATAATCACGAGCTAGCTGAACAAGCTCTGGACCATCTTCGCGATAGATTCCAGGAAATTGCTGATTAATAAAAAAGCTTATGCTCTTTTCTATCTGCGAATAATTTTCAGCCATTCTTTATATTCCTTTATTAATAAGTGCTTGAGCCTGATAATGTTCCAATTGCAGAAGAAGATGATGTTGTGCCAGAAGCTGGTTTTTCATCAAGCATCATATTAACTTGAACATCTGTATCTCTAATAATAAACACACGACCTTGTGGTGCAGATATGTCACTCTTCTTAGCGCGAACCATAATTTTAATTGCTCTTCCATCATATGCTTCAACTTCGACTGTATTTAAAGTTACTACACCTTTAGTATAATCTACTGTTCCAACATTTGGTTTAAATATTGAAGGATTTGTTATATCATCAATAATAAACATTAAATTACCTAAACCATCATCTTGTATATAAACACATGTTCCATCTACATCAAATGGTGTACTCTTTACTGCAGGTTTATATTCACTAAATCCATTTGCTTCTATAAATGGATATGGTTTAACTAATTCAGTTTCAAATTTAAATGATGGTGTTTCTTTAGTATTAACTACTGGACTCCAATCAATAATTGGCATAATAGTTAATGCTGTACTTTGTATTGCAGTATCAACAGCATCAACTTTAGCAGTTAGTTTACTTCCTCGTAATTTTGTATTAAAATCTTCTAATGTGTTTTCTGAATAATCATTAATTGCAGTTCGTACTAATGACTCGAGTTCGTCTTTTGATTTTTCTGTGCTCTTATTACTATAAACGATATCAGCAACAACATCTGCATATACAAATTTTGTTTGTACAAATATTGGTTCAATACCTAACGGGCTCTTTTCTGCCAAATAGTTAATATAAGTATTTGCAAGTGTTGAACTAATACTTGTTGTTTCTGAATCTAAATAAACTGAAACAGCAACACGACCAAATTGAGGTGGGTCAAGCTCTTCGCCACCATAAGCACTTACTGCTGTAATTTCTGGAAATGCTTGTTGTAATAATATTTCATAATCTTTTGAAGTCACTGCGCGCTCTTGGACTGCTAATGATTTAGGTGCAAAGTATCGAATGGATTCCATACTTTCGCGCTCTTGTCCACCAGCTGCTGCTGAAATTGTTGTGACGTTAATTGTAGCACCTTCTAGAAAAGTTGTTGCAAAACTATTTGCGCCATTTGCTAATTCACCAGAACATACACGATATCTTACTCTCACATCTTCAAACTCTTCTGGTTGTAAACCAAATTCGTTTTTACCAAAATAAACTGCATATCTATTATCTAGATAAGGCTCTAAATAAAATACTTTATCGTCTGGTTTAACACCATAAATTGTATTAGCACGAGTAAATATATTTCTATTTTCTGTTTCTTCAGCATCAACAAATACAACGATAGAGTCTGTATCAACTTCGTCGTTTGTTAATTGAACACGAAGTATTCCATCTGCATCAACAATAAATCCTTCTCTTTGGAATGATGCTAACATTGACCCTTCAAAAATTTCAACATTATCTGCCACAAAAGTATTAGGTGCAGTTCTTCTTGCAACGTATGTTTGGTCAGTTACAAAAGTAAATAAATCACCTTGGTAATTTGCTGTAAATGTAGAATAAGTTGGAATAGTAATTGTACTATTTGTTTCTTCAGTGCTTGTAATTGTTACACGAACAACTGCTTTAGCAGATTTACGAGATCTTGGAATATAGTTTAATTCTTTAGCATGAGAAACGATAGAGTTCTTTAAGACGGCCGAGTCAAGAAACATTTCGTTCATAGTCATGTTAGTATAGTAATTATTTTGGAATGTATTAAAAGCTAGTACATCAAGAAGCGCACTCATATTCGAGCCTTCAAAGTTATAATCTTTGAATTGAGTCTGTGTTTGCAAATACGCTCTTAATTGTGTTTTTATCGAATCAAAATCGAGTTCAGTAATTGGAGTTTTTGGATTGGCCATCTTATCTTATCCTTTCTAGTATTAAATCAAGTGTGATTGGTCTGTCAACATTCTTGATATAAAATTCTATTAATACGTTTACTTTATTGTCGTCGTATAAACTTGAAACTGATACATCGATTAATTCTGCTCTAGGTTCATACGTAATAATTGTTTGTCTACATTTATTTTCAATCTGTTTTAATGATGCTGGTGTAATATTTTCAAATAATAATGCACGAACTCCGCCGCCAATAAAAGGTTGCATCAATCTTTCGCCAGGGTCTGTCAAAATTAAATTCTTAATACTTTCTTTAACAGCATCCTCGTCTTTTAAAAGAGCTATATCCTTTGATATAGGACTAATGCGCAAATCCTTATGAAAGTCATTATATAAATTTGGCTTTTTACTTATTGGAGTTTTTACATTAACTGTCATCTTGGTATATCTCTTATGTCTAAATGAATATGCGTGTCATAAACGACAACATACTTAAATCCACTTGCAATAGCTCTTTCAGTAAGTAATTCAATATCATTAAAACCTTCGTTTTTAATATCTATAACGAGCCCACTTAAATGCGCGTCATCTTTACTTAATTTTTTTTCATTAACGTACTTTTTACTTAACCAACCATTTGTAATAGTAAACTGAGTATTATAAAATGAATGTAATCTCATTAAATAAACTTTAACATCTAAATCTATATGTGTATATGCTGGTATGCCTATACCTTTCTTTTCATCAAAAATATCGCCTTCAAGTTTTAATCTATCATCAGTACCTTTAAATACTGCCATACATTTAGGTAAATCTTTATACTCTGCTGCAGTAATAGGCTGCACGTTAACAGA